AATAAAATCTGACGAGCCAGGATTTAAATTAACATTGGTAAATCTTTCAATAACTTGCGGTCTGCTATCATTGTCAGATAACTGACGCAACGTAACAGTAAACGTTCCGTATGGATCACTCTCTCTTAAAGATGGAGTAATGTCTTCAATAGCGACTTTGATATTGTGCATATCCCATTGGCCTGCTTGATGAGAAACTACTCTAAAAAGCTTTTGACAAGCTGCTGGAGTATAGTCTTCAGGCCGGCCCAAGTGCTGCGAAATAATAAAAGGCGTTTTTGCCGGCTGAGCGTCATAATTGTGATCTGCCCACTCGCCAGCAGCGCTATCGAGTGGGAGCATAATGCCCACAACATCGCCGGCTGAGGAGCCAGAGAGAACGGTACCATCAGGTCTAAAGAAAACTGTATCTCTAACAGCTTTTTCGAATGTCTCTCCAAGCCAGTAATTTTTACGCTGCGCAACTGGTGTGACTTCGCTGTTTGTCAGGGTTGGGTCAGTATTGAAGCGCTTTCTAATAAACTTTGAAGATTTATCTGCAAAGTTAAAGGAAATCTTATCTGTGACAGTATCACCAGCATTGTTCAAGATCTCAACAACAAATTCTGCGTCTTGGCCAGCCGACTTAATCATCTCCAAATTAGAAGCTGTTGTTGCAGGTGTAAAGCAGAGCGGATTATTGTTCAAGCCAGTTCGCGTAGACCCTGAAAGCCGAAGCGATCCGCCAGCAACATACCAGATAGCTGCCAAAGTTCCTACGGGGTTAGTCGAGACAGCCGGCGGGCTTGCGTTAAAGACTGAAAGAGTGTCTTTGGCCGAGAGCCAAAGTCCATATGCACCGCCTGCATTGGATGCGCTGATGGTTTGAACTCTTACTTGGCGAGTGCCTGTAGAGGAAACTGTATTCCAGCCAGCAGATGCACCTAGAGTACCAGCATCTTTTTGAGGGTGCTCTGCACCGACAAGGCGCATAAAAGTGCAAGGGGAATTGTTAGCTAACCAAGCCTGAGCAGCATATGCTGCGTATGTGGGGGATGGTGGTCCATAGCTAGTTCTATAAGAATCGCCTGTGCGGTAACCAGCTGATGGCGTACCAAAAATCTGCACAAACTCAGAGTAAGAACCAACACGAACTGGCTGGTTGCCTGGCCCGCGCTGTGCACGGCCAATAATCATAGGGCCAATGCCCAATGGTTGCTTATCGATCTGGGAACGATCGATTTCGTTTAGTTTAATTCCTGGCGAAACAAAATTAAATTTTTGAGCGCCTTTTCCGTAATCTGTCGGCATGATACAATAACCTCCTCATGACAAGATGCAATGTTCTTTTATAAATAGTTAGTATAGTTGCGAAAGTCCATATACTTTTGTTTTTACTTTTCAGCTCCGGTACTTATCATCTCTGGCCAAATCAAACTCAAAATCAGGGCTTTCGTCAAGTATGGATCTTTCTCTTCCAATTTTGACATCAACAATGTTTTCTTTCCAATTTATTTTGCGACCTTCTCTATTTTTCTCAGCTCCCAAAATATAACCTAGAACCTTGATGTCTATCTTTGTCTCATATTTTCTTTCTTCATCGCTCATGCTTGCAACATTGTTTTCTGGACCGAAGCCCTCTTGAACAAAACCTTCATAAGTGTGGCCATTTCTGTTGATAGTAAAATAATTAATATACTCACCAATTATTAGAAAAGGCTCCATCATTTCATTTAACTGTTGCTGGTATTCTGCTCTCAAACTAATGCTATAAGTGATATCAACATAAGTTGGCAAAGGCACCGATGCTGTCTCAACAACAACTTTAGAATTTTTTTTGCCTGGTGCAATAGTTGGAAAGTTAGCTTGTCCATTGAGCCTTAGCGAATCTGCATTTGCAAAGTTTCTTGTCTTATCTTGCACAATGCGTCTGGCGATTGTTATTTTGCCACCTTGTGCATCGAATGGAGCGTTGCCAAAGACTGCGCCTTTTCTAGTTAGTGACTTAACAACGCTATTCCTTTCAACAGTTATAACAGGCAATATAAAAACACCATCTTTGTCTCTAAGTTCCTTATTATGTTTGATTTGAAAGGCACGCTCAGCAGAGACCCAAACAGTCGGCACAGGCTTAAAGCCTTTATTGGTTGTAGCAAATATATTTTTATCTTTTATAAAATCATATAGTGCTGCGTCGATGTTTTCTAAATCTGAGGATTGCCAATAGTTTTCTTTTATATTCGCTTCTGGCCCCAAGCCTGTGAAGCTATAATCTTTTTTACGTGGCATCGAATAAGCCCTCTCTTGCTCTTATGCATTTAGCCATGATCTCATAACGATAATCAATTTGGCCAAACAACTGTTTTGTTTCCTGCAAGGAGACAATCTCATAGTGTATATCGCCATATAATAAGAAGTCGCCTTCTCTTGCAAAAAGATTTTGGTCCTCGACTAAGCGGCGTTTATGAAAGTAAACATTAATATTTACATTTTTGTCCACACCGAAACGGTCCATATTTGTTTGTATACCTTCAAACTGGACCAAACAATATATTCTCACAGGCGGCAAAAATGTTTTTTTGATTGCTTCGCCGTAAACAGGATGAAAGTCTGTCGTATTTACATCTATCGGATAATAAACCACCTGCTGGCCAACGACTCTCTCTATAAGTTCATCGTTTACCTGCTTTACAAGATTTCTCTCTTTCTCGCCAACAAAAAGAGGCGGCGGTGGAGCTGAGGGCTGAGACCACTTATTTTCTTCATTTGACATATTCTAGCCCTCCTTATCCAACAAAAACACCGCCTGGGACATTTTTAAGTGTCTCATTAGCATTGTTAGACATTTGAGTTTCTGTTTCAGCTAGTTTATCATATGTTGTCTCTGCTAAGATAGTTTTAAGCTCTTCTCTGAGCTTGTCTTGTTCTTCTTTTGCTTGTGATAAAAGCTCTGAGTGATTTAGAGTTATACTCTCATTTGGCACTGGAATTGTAGCAAACTTGCCTCTAACTTGCCCAAGCATCTCTTTTGTAAGAGCCAAGGCAAATCTTCTAATCCATTGCTTACCAACAGAGTTAATATTCTTATACGGTATATTTGCAAAAGGTATAGTATTGAGGTTATTAATACCTTCTGTACCCACCTTTTGTCCAGACTCTTCTGTCCAAGGATCTTCTTGAACTGTAAAATCAAAATGAATTCTGCCTGGTGTGACATTTGTAGGTATCGGAAAAATACGCAACATGTTATTTTTTAACTCAAAAGAATAATGTGAGTTTCTAGTATATATTGCGTCTTCATAAGCCATGGCTTGCATTTTATTTTGATATGGCGGTATAACTTCAAAAGTAGAGTCATCTGCAAACATGCCATAGGTTGATAGGTTGCCAACAGAATT